TGCAGACATATACAAAATACCACAACCCGTTGCTGTTGATATATCATATGAAGTGACAATATTATGTACACGTTTTAGAGATTTAAATAAATTCAATCAAATTGTTTTACAGAAATTTTCATCTCGTCAAGCATATACCACAGTTAAAGGTCATTACGTCCCTATTGTTTTAGACTCAGTAGAAGATAACACCCCTGTTGATATTGAATCACGTAGGTTTTATTTACAAAACTATAAATTCACATTACTTGGTTTCTTAATTGATGAAGAGGAGTTTGAAGTAAAACCAGCAGTTAGTCGACTTTTCCTTATGAATGAATTCATAAAGTCAAATAACTATGAAAAGAAATTCATGACTAAAAATGTTGAGATAACAATTGCAAAATACACCGCAGATGGAACTAATACAGTTTTTAGTGTAGGTGAAACTATTGGTATACTTTTTACTGTTGAAATTAATGGTATTGTACAAACAAGAGACGACGATTATTACCATGTTGGATATACGTCTAAAGTGACATTTTCGTCACCACCGAGTGAAGGTTCTCAAATTACAATAAAATACTATAAAGGTAAATCAAATGTTTTTATTGATAGTTCAGGTAATCCGAGACAAGTATCTACAGAAGATTTTGAATATAATGGTGATTCTTTAGTTTTTACAACTCTAAATACAATCGATAGTGTTGTTAGTTTTGATTTAAATGGTTTAACACAAACAGAAGATGAGGCGTTTGAGATCTCAGGTAGAACAACTCTAACTTTATTAGGTACTCCTCGTGTTGGTACAATTGTGAGTGTGACTTATCTACATTAAACCTACCACACATATATGTTATGAATGTATCCATTATAGGATAATTTATATGTATTGTACCCTATATAGTTATCATTAATTACTCCCCGTAAAGACTATCTTTTTTCACTTTACAGTGTTGATCAATCCATTTTTCAACAATTCGATACATTTTAAAACCATTTTCATCACAATATTTTTTTAGTTTATCGTGGTGTTCTATACCTATTTTAAGGTTTTTAGTGTTTTTGTTCCCCATAAAGATAAATATAGATAAAAAAGGATCTTTAAATATACCAAAATAGAAAACAATCGATCTCTTTACTAAAAAACAAGATATTTATAATAAACAATAAAATTTTTAACTAAAAGTAATCAATGGCAAATTCAAACAGAGTATTCGTTTCTCCGGGTGTGTATACATCGGAAAAAGATCTAACGTTCGTAGCTCAAAGTGTGGGTGTAACTACATTGGGATTGGCGGGAGAGACCATACAAGGTCCTGCGTTCGAACCAATATTAATAAGAAACTTCGACGAGTTCAAAACATATTTTGGACCGACATCACCAACTAAATACGCAGATGGTAACCCTAAATACGAGTTGGGATACGTAGCAAAATCGTATCTTCAAGAATCAAATCAACTTTTTGTAACAAGAGTGTTAGGTTTAACAGGATACAAACCTAAACAAACGGTATCAATAAAAACGTTAGGTGGTATAACAGTAGACACTGATAACTTTATTAATAGTTCGTCTGAAACACTTTCAGGTTCTACTAACAGTATTGCGGGTTCAACCTTTATTGGTGACCTTAACAATAAAAAAGCAACAGATGGTTCAACGATAGAAGCATTTGTATATAATATAACACCAGTGGCCGATAAATGGTTTACTATTGGACATGTAGAATCATCAGATACTGCAGGTTTACTAACGTCCAATAGACTTCAAAGTCCTATTGGTGATAATTCAACAACCAATTGGTATAATGTATATTTTAAAGACACCGCAGGTACTATTGATGGTGTACACGGTTATCTTTTTGTTTATGATGGTGTACAAAGTGGTTATACAATTACACAGTATGAGTATTCTGCAGAAGAAAACGAATACGGTGGTCAGGTTGTTGCTTGTTTAAGATCGAGAGGTTCTTATAGTGGACAAACACTTAAATTAGAAGTTGATTCCGCGGCAGAAATTACAGCAACTAATATTAGTGTTAATGATAACCCATTAGGTGAATTTACATTAGATGTGACAGGAACAACAAGTCTTGTAAAATCATACACATTAAGTTTAGACCAATCATCAAAAAAATATATAACTAAAGTTTTAGGTACTACAGTTTTTGGAAAAGATAAAAAAGATGTACCTGTTTATGTACACGAAGTTTATCCTAAGACATTAAAAACTCTAAATGAAAAAGGTTTGGTGAGAGGTTTAGATACGTCTATAACATACACTTCCGAAGGTGACTCGTTTGTGGGTCAGTGGGAAACACCAGCATCACCAGTTGTTGTATCTGAAGTACGAGGTGGAACAGTTAATGATTTATTTAACTTCATTAGTATTTCTGATGGTAACGGAGCTAATACTCAAGTTAAAATTACATTTCAAAACATTGATCTTGAAACAGGAGATTTTGATATTGTAATTAGAGACTTTAATGATAAAGATGATAACCTAAATGTACTTGAGAAATTTACAAGATGTACTATGAATCCTGAACTACCTGGATACGTAGCGAAGAAAATTGGAACTTCTGATGGTGAGTATGAATTAAGATCTAAGTTTGTAATGTTGAACTTATCAGTAAATCCACCTATAGATGCAATACCCGCAGGATTTAAAGGTTATACGTCACATTCACAAGGTAATACAATACAAGGTAGTATACTTTACAAAACAGAATATAACGTAGCTGGTTCTATAACTGGTTATACATCTAATGGAGATGCTAAAATTTCTAATGGTGATAAAATAAGAAAAGTTTCACTTGGTATATCATCTCAGATTGGTTTTGATAGTGATATCTTAGAATATAAAGGTGGTACAACCTCTAATGTAACTTATGGTTTTCACTTATCAAAAAACGCATCGACCATTACGGGAGATACTACGTACAAAACTACATCATATGATTTAGAAGGTACTAATAAAGGTTTATTGGAAACTAAACAATATAGAAAATTCACATTAGCAATGGGTGGTGGATTTGATGGTTGGGATATCTACAGAGGTACGAGAACTAATAGTGATGGTTACATCTACGGTAAAAACACATATGTAAGTGGTGACACGAACAATAGTGGTGTATTTAGTACTGATGTTGGAAACTCTGATTACTACGCTTACTTACAAGCAATCGAAACATTCTCTAATCCTGAGTCAGTTGATATTAACATATTTGCAACACCAGGTATTGACTTTATGAACCACAGTTCATTGGTTAACAACACAATAGAAATGATTGAAGGTGATAGAGCGGATTCACTTTATATTATGAACCCACCTAACACAGATACGGTTGATGAAATTATTGATCAATTGGACACTGTAGAAATGGATACTAACTATTCAGCCACTTACTGGCCTTGGATTCAAGTACGTGATACTGATAATGCAACACAGATATACTTACCACCAACAGGTGAGGTTCTAAAGAATATTGCACTAACAGATAACGTATCTTACCCATGGTTTGCAGTTGCGGGTTACTCAAGAGGTTTAGTAAACGCAATTAAAGCGAAGAAAAAACTTACTTTAGAGAATAGGGATGATTTATATAAAGCAAGAATTAATCCAATTGCAACATTCTCAGACACAGGTACTATTATTTGGGGTAACAAAACTCTACAGGTTAGAGAATCGGCACTTGATAGAATCAACGTAAGAAGATTATTGTTAAGAGCAAGAAAATTAATTTCAGCAGTTGCAGTTAGATTGTTATTTGAACAAAATGACGAACAAGTAAGAAATGAGTTCTTAAGATTGGTTAATCCTATTTTGGAGTCGATTAAAAAAGAAAGAGGACTTTATGAATTCCGTGTGGTTGTATCAAATGATCCAGAAGATATTGATGCTAACACACTTAGAGGTAAGATTTATATCAAACCAACAAGAGCACTTGAATTTATAGATGTTGAATTCTTAATAACTCCAACAGGAGCATCATTTGAGAATATATAATAAATAAAGAAGGGGAAGTACAATTAAGTATTTCCCCCTCTAAAGTAAAAATTGAGATGACACCCAGTATAATGCCAGAGTAAAGCAAGTAATAATTGATATTTAAATAAAAATTATATATATTATATAATTAACTTATAAATCTTTTAAAGTTTGCTACCAGTATTACTGGGTAAATAAAAAATACGGAATTAAATTGACAATGTCAAGTTAATTGATAATAAATTTTAAAATATTTCACTAATAGGGATATTTATAATAAAGAATAACTAAAAGAAAACAAAAATACAGACATGGCAGATTTATTAATGAAAATGCCGGTTCCTTACGAACCGAAAAGAGTTAACCGATTTATCGTTAGATTTCCTTCATCATTAGGGATTAATGAATGGTATGTAACATCGGCAGCAAGACCGAGTGCTAAAATCAACTCGGTGGAGATTCCATTTTTAAATACCTCAACATACGTTGCTGGTAGATTTACATGGGACACCCTAAGAGTTAAATTTAAAGATCCAATCGGACCATCTGCGTCACAAGCGTTAATGGAATGGTTTAGATTACATGCAGAATCTGTAACAGGTAGAATGGGTTATGCTGCGGGATATAAAAAAGATATTGAATTGGAAATGTTAGACCCAACAGGTGTTGTGGTTGAAAAATGGATTCTTCAAGGTACATTCATGCAAGATTTGAACTTTGGTGAATTAGATTACAACAATGACGCACTTGCGACTATTGATTGTACATTGAGAATGGATAGATGTATCCAAGTTTACTAATAAAATAATCTGTCAAATATATTAAGGGGACCTCTACGGTCCCTTTTTTTTGCTTAAAACTTTACTATTGACTATTTATTCGTTACAATTATGTAATATGGAGAATAAACAAGAATATGCGATAGACCCAACCATTCAATATGATGTTGTTGAGTTACCGAGTAGGGGTATTATGTACCCTAATCGAACAAAATCTGTTAAAGTGGCTTATTTAACTGCTGCAGATGAAAATATCCTGTCTTCACCAAACTTAATTGCAAGTGGAGAGGTAATTAATGAACTACTTAAAAGAAAAGTTCTTACTAAAGAAGTTGCAATTGGGGATATGGTTGAAGAAGATAGACAAGCAATTCTTATCTTTTTACGTAATACAGCATTTGGACCACTTATAGGAATGAGAATAGTTGATCCAAAGACCGATGAGGAATTTGAAACTGAAGTTGATTTATCTGAACTTACATATAAAGAGTTTAACCTAATTGAAGATGAGAATGGACAATACCCATATTTCTTAGAAAAAAGTAAGGTTGATATTACATTTAATTTTTTGACACCAAGTGATGAAAAAGAAATGAATGACATATCGAGTAGTTGGAATGGTATTGGTACTGCTCCGATTGTTACTAAGAGATTAGAGAAGATGATTAAATCGGTAAAAGGAAATACTGATCCTATGAACATTAGGAATTTTATTGAAACAATGCCGATTGCCGATTCACAACAATTTAGACGATATGTAAGAGATAATAAACCTGGGGTGGATTTATCCCGAACAATTTACGCCCCATCAGGAGAAGAAGTTACGTTCAACGTAAACTTCGGGGTGGAGTTTTTTCGTCCTTTCTACGGATTATAGGAGTAATAGGCTTACTGAGATTTCATTTTTAGTACAAAATGGGTTTACACACTTAGATATTCTTAAGATGCCAATCTTTGAAAGAAAGTACTACATTGAGAAAATTATTGAACTCAAAAACCCACAGTCTTAATATTTATCAATATGGGTTTCGATAAAGGTAAAGTAAAAAGACAAACGGATGATTGGATAGCAAATAATCCAAACCACACACCTGAACAGTTGCAGAAGGCAATTCTCGGTTTCTCAGCGGCTGCCGCGTCTAAAGCCGATAAAACATCCAATACTACTGATGATGATGGTATGATTGCTAAAGTAATCAAAGCATCGGCAGATACTGACCAATATGCATCTGTTAATAGTAACACATCAATTGAAAAATTTGCAGAATTATATACTAAGGCAAAAAAAGAAGGGGATAACCCAATTTCACAATTTTTCTCGGGATTACAAGGTGTAGCATCAAATCAATCAGAGACATATGCCAAAGAACAGGTATATATGTTACGTCAGATAAACGCAGAAATGGGTTTAACTGGTCAATTTTCAAAAGATTTTAGAGATTCATTAAACAACACAATACCTGAATTACAGAAATTAGGTCTTGGTGTGAGTGATGTTGTCGAGTCAACTAAAGAAATGGTTGAAAACTCGGGAAAATTTGCGTTCATATCAAGTGATAGTCAAGTTAAAGCGGCTCAAATAGCAACTGCGTTTGGAATGACAATGAAAGAACTTGCGGGTTCTTACAAATCATTTGAAGATGTTGGTATTGGTGCTGTTGGTGCGGCTGAAGCAATTGGGGACGCAGGAAAAGAATCCTTGGAACTTGGGTTACAATCACAAAAAACAATTAAAGGTTTACAAGATAACGTAGATAAACTAAATCAATTCGGTTTCCAAAAAGGAATTCGAGGTTTAGAGGAAATGGTTAGAAAATCAACAGAATTTAGAATGAGTGTTGATAGTGTTTTCCAAGTTGCGGATAAAGTGTTTTCACCCGAAGGTGCACTTGAAATGGCGGCTAACCTACAAGTGGTTGGTGGTGCTATGGGAGCATTAAATAACCCTCTTGAAATGATGTATATGGCAACTAACAATGTCGAAGGTCTACAAGACGCGATATTTAAATCTACAGAAAGTCTCGCTACGTTTAATAACGAAACGGGAAGGTTTGAAGTTGTGGGTGTAAATCTTAGAAAGGCTAAGGATATGGCAGATGCAACAGGTATCTCATTATCTGAACTTACTAAGGGGGCAATTGCAGGTAACGAAAGAATGCAAGCAATGAACGACATGTCGGGGATTGATGTTCCTGAAGAAACAAAAAGGTTCCTTACAAATATAGCCCAAATGAAAGATGGGGAAATGACAATTGCAATTGAAAACCCTGAACTTCAGAAGAAGTTAGGTCAGTCCGAATTTAAGGTGTCTGAAATGACTGACACGGTTGCTCAAGAGTTAATGAAATACCAAAAAGAGTTTAAATCGATGTCACCTGAAGATATTGTTAGACAACAAGCGAATGCGGTTCAAAATCTTATGAGGGATGTGAACTACATTTTAGGTATTATGAGAATTCAAGCGGCTGAAACTGGTGATTCCGCGGCTAAAGCGTTGTTTGGTATGGATTCTAAAGATATAGGGACCATGTTAAGTAACAAAGGTGATCAAGGATCTGACTTTGCGGCTGCGTTTATTAAAGATAAAATGGCGGGTGTAAACGCTATATTAGATCAAGCAACTGAATCAGCAAACAAAATTAAGGAATCACAAGAAGAACAAAAGAAACAAACAACAACTCAATCAAATAACAAAAAAGAGGTTGTGTTCAGACATGTGTCAGATTCTGCGATGGGTGCATACCAAAGACAACTACAAAGTAATCCCTCATATTGGGCGGATTTAATGAAGAGTGACGAACGTAGTTATACTCCATAAAACTTATCAAATTTTACTTTTGAATCTATTTATCTAATAAAATAAGATATGCCAAGTTACTTAGATTTTAATTCAACGAAGATGTTTAGAGATTCTATACTTGCGAGAACTCTACAACAACCTAACGGACCACAAACATTTAATAGTGGTGCGTACTCTGTTGAAACATTAAGAGACGACGCAAATGTAGATCCAGGTGATGTTGAAACTAACTTACAAACCTATTTAGCGGTTCCCGAGAACCTTAATACTTTTGGTGCTGATGAGTTTAGTACTGTTACTAATTTAAGAAACTTAGTTGGTTTTAGTGATTTGGGATTATATCCTTATTACACCGCAGGAACATATAATAATTTAGTTAGTATTATGACTACCGACGACTATGAGTCGGAATCTAAACTAATGCAGTTTGCTGCTTGGAACATTAAAAACAACAAACAAGGACCTGTTCTCGCAAGAATTACACAAAATTTAGTTGCTGCAACATACGGGAGGGTACGATTAATAGATGCTCTAAATGGGAATACGGCTACGGCTATCAATCTAATAACAGGACGAGAAGACTTAATTGAGAAAAATTATAAAATTACTGTTGCAAAAACCTTAGCGGGTAAAGCAATTGATTTTGTACAAACAGTAGCGGGGGTTGAGTTTCCATGGAGTGAAATACCTGGTGATTATTTAACTGACCCAAGGAATCCAATAGTTAATAGACCTGAAGCTCAGACGGGATTAGGAAGGGTTTTTCAAGATATTACAGGTGCGTTGGGATCTTTATTAGGTATACAGAGAAGACCAAAACCAAGTAGGAAACCCTCAGATTTAATGATTGAATATATGGGTAGTGGTCAAAAGGCAATTCTTTTCGACAACCTAAGTTTTTCTACATATGCACCGAACTACACCAAAACCGCAAGGTCACAACAATCTTCGAAATTATTCAACTTTCCTAACCAAATAGGTGATGCAATTAATAATATTCTTGGAACGGGAGCACCTAAAGGACAAGCATACATTGGTGATGACAGAGGTGAAGATGTAAACTACGCAATGAATGATTTTAATGAAAACGTAGTTAAAAGTAGTTACTATCTTAGTTTATTATTTGATCCAATTCAAACAGAACTATTTGAAATTAAAAGAAATATATCTGAAGGTGGTCAAATAAGTGGTAAACTTACGTGGTACAGTAAAAACTCAAAAAATAAGTTAGGGGCAAACAATGAAGAGTTTAATAGTGAAAGATCACAATTCGAACAGAGTTTGTCAAATTCATATTCTTTTAGAAGTGATTCAATTTTAGATAAGACACAACAACTTTTAGATTCAATGCCGTCTGATGGTGGTGCCGCAAGAGGTCACGTTGCAAACGCAATAGACCAAACGAGTAGAATTTTCAGAGAAGGAAATACATTAATGTCAAGAGGATCGGCAATAAAATACGTTGACCAATTTACGGGTGATGAAGGTGGTGTTGAATATTGTAGAGTGTGGACTAAAGATAGATCATACATGAATATGTCTGACACAATGAAAAGAACAGGAAATATAAGAAAGTTTGATTCAAGTGTTATGACTTCACCGTGGAACTTAAATATTGCTCCGATGTCTAATGGACAGAACGGAGATCCAGACACTGCATTTGCATCATCAACCAACATTCAAAAAGTGGATGGTAGTTATGTTGCCAAAAAATATATGTTCTCATTTGAGAATTTAGCATGGAAAACATCAAACACACCAGGTTTTATGGTAAGTGATTTACCATTCTGTGAAAGAGGACCTAATGGTGGTCGAGTTATGTGGTTTCCACCATATGACCTTAAAGTAACTGAACAAAATAATGCAAGGTGGGAAGAGAATAATTTTTTAGGAAGACCCGAACCAATATACACATATCAAAATACTTCAAGATCAGGACAAATTTCTTTTAAGATTGTTGTAGATCATCCGAGTATATTAAACTTATTAGTACAGAAACACTTTAAAGGAATGTCAGATGAAGAATCTGACAACTACATCAATGCGTTTTTTGCGGGATGTGAAGAACTTGATTTTTATGAATTAATTAGGACTTACACAACAATTACAAAAGAAGATGCTGATGCAATAAAAAATTATTTAGAGGGTGGTGGTACTGAAGAAGAGATATTAAAATATAAGGTAATTACTGAAGATGCTGAAATTGTGGAATTTGACACAACACCGATAGCACAAGATCCA